CAGTATAGAAGTTGATCAACCTACAGATACAGCTGGTATTGAACAACAAGCACAGGTTAATGTTAAAACAATGGTTCCGCCATTACAACAAAAACTGGATTTGATGAAAAAAATGGCCGGTGACGAAGCCTGTGATACCTGTGGCGCAACACCATGCGGTTGCGAACAAGGTCAAGACGAATTAGCTATTATGAAACAAAACGCAGGTATTGCTCCTGTTGTTGTTGCTATGGCCGACGAAGACGAACCTTTTGAAGGGTAAGTCTTAGATGGCAATCCAAAAGTTATTCACTAGTAGAGTAAGAAACACCCTAGGTACCACATTTGTAGGCGAACGTGGGCGACTATTCTACGACGAACTCACTGGTTCCTTACGACTAAGTGATGGAGTTACACCTGGCGGGAACCCTATACACATACACGCGGCTAACACCATTTACGACCATAGTATCATCCCAGCGGCGGATAATACATATGACTTGGGTAGTGAACTACTACGCTGGCGCTCAGTTTACATTGGCCCGGGAACACTATACATTCAGGATCAAAACAACGCTGGCTTAAACTGTGCTCTTACAGTATTAGACGGTGTGTTAAAGATTGACGGTGCTAACCAGCTACAAGTTGGGCAGTTAAAGTTCATTAACAACACCATTGAATCAACAGATGTAACCACAGATATAGTATTAGGAACCGATGATGGTTCTGATACGGGAAACATCAGCGCATATAGAACATATCAACTTCGTGATGGTAATGATAATGTTCTAATGCAAATTCAAAATGAAGATGGGGTTGGTAAATTAAAATTTGATGGTGGTAGTAATGGTATTTGGTATGATGGTGGTGTAGTAATTAAAGGAGTTGGATATCAGGCTGATAATACTTCTATTCAACCGATGTCATTTAATAGTGCTACTGGAGCAGTAACTTATGGGCAACTAAATTATAATCATTTCGTTGGATTCCCAAGATTACCAAACTATGCCAATGATGCCGCCGCCAATACTGACGCCGGAACTCCATTAAAAGGTATGCAATATTATAATACAACAACCGATAAAGCAATGGTCTACACCGCTTCCGGTTGGCAGGCAATGAATTAATCCAATCGGATTGACAAACATCATTTATTATAGTATTATTAACGAGCTAAAACTCAATAAATACTGACTATGATACTTGCATACCTATTACTCTTAACTGGTTTAACCATTAGTTCGGTTGCTATCTACTATTCAGTAGTTGGCCTTACTGCTATTTTCTCTGCGGCTGCCATTCCTATTATGATTATGGGCGTGAGCCTCGAAGTAGCTAAACTTGTTTGCGCCACTTGGATTAAGCAGTATTGGTCGCAGGTACCACGTTTAATGAAGACTTATATGGTAACAGCCGTTACTGTATTAATGTTAATCACATCAATGGGTATCTTTGGTTTCTTATCAAAAGCACACAACGATCAAAACTTAGTGTCAGGCGATGTAGGTGCTAAACTCGCTATCTATGATGAGAAGATTAAAACAGCACGTGATAACATTGAAGCTGATCGTAAACAGTTAAGTCAAATGGATGTCGCAGTTGATCAAGTTATGTCACGTAGTAGCGACGAAAAGGGCGCAGACAAAGCCAATGCTATTCGTAATAGCCAAAAGCGGGACCGTGCCGCACTAGCCAAAGACATTGAAGCGAACCAAACTATTATCAGCAAGTTAAATGACGAAGCCGCACCTATACGTGCAGAGAATCGTAAGGTAGAAGCTGAAGTAGGTCCAATCAAATACATTGCCGCTTTTATCTACGGTACTGCTCCTGATGCCAGCATGCTAGAGAAAGCAGTAACCTGGATCATTATAATGATTGTTATTGTATTTGATCCCTTGGCAGTTATTATGTTGTTAGCAAGTCAAATGACATTTGGATGGCATCGCAAAGAAGTAGTTGACCGTCATGAAGCTGAAGAATTAAGTGTAGTTGATTCAGATCCAACTATTGATCCACCAAAAAAAATGTTTGGTGGTATTGCAGAACAAATCGAACAACGTCTTAAACAACGCTTTAAACCTAAACCAATTGAAGTAGATGATACTCCAAACTACGAAGGTGTACGCTTACCCGATGGTGAGTGGGTACAAACTGGTCCAGCATTTGCACCATTAACAGAAATGCAAACTTTAACTGCCGTTGAGCAACAAGCGTTAGATGAAGCACTACGTGAAGAACTGTCAACAGCTGAAACTGTAACAGAGCCAGATTCCATCGGCGACATTCCTGTATTTGAAGAACGTGAAGAACTTCCTTTAGCAGTTGAAGAACCTGAAGAAGTTAAACCTGCATTTAGTGGATTTAGTATACCGTTGTCTACTCCTTATATGCAACCCAAGGAACCTGCGGAACAAATTATTGAGAACAAGCCAGACTCGGTGATCGAGGAGGAACCTGTTCTAATCACCCGAGTTGCCTTCCCAGAATCTAACTATAATGTATCTATGGATGAACGTCCCGGGGATTATGTAGAATCACCGGTAGAACATTTACCTAATCCACGTACTAACGAGGCCGCTCCAGGACCTAATCGTGGTGTAATGTATTCGTTTCCAATACAGGCCGATAATACTCCCAATCTAGGTAAAGCGGCTAACAGTGATTTTGGTAATCAATACCCCGAAAATCCTGAAAAAGGTGATGTTTATTTACGCACAGATTTCTTACCAAATCGTTTGTTCAAATTCAACGGATTTAAGTGGATAGAGGTTGACAAAGATTCAACAGACCTGTATGCTTATGAAGAAGCTTATATTCAACATCTAATAGAAGAAATAGACGCAGGTCGTTATGACCCAGACAGTTTGTCAGATGTTGAACGTGAGCAGATTGCTGATTATCTAGGACGAAATGCACAGTAACTTTATAACACCACCGGACTTTGTTCGGACTATTTTGGTTCTTAATGCAACCGAAGAGCAGATCACACAACTGAGCTCAGCAGTTAAATCCAGCAGTACCCCATACAATGTATATTTTTACAATGATGCAATGAACGATATGCGTTGGCGAGCACGAGTAACAAATATAGCTGATGAAGTAATAGAAGCAGATAAAAATAACCCACTAGAATATTTCAATAAATAAAACACTATGGCATATAATCCAAAGGGCGGTCCAGTTGTTTGTAGAGGTAACACAGTCACACTACGTGACGGTGAACCTGTAGAAAAAGCACTACGTAAGTTTAAAAAGAAAGTCTTAGAATCAGGCTTACTTCGTGAACTTAAAGAGCGCGAAACCTACGAAAAACCTACTACAGCACGTAAGAAAGCTAAAGCGGCGGCTAAGAACCGTTGGCGCAAAAAATTAGCTTCTGAATCATTGCCCAAAAAATTGTACTAATCATTGACAATTTCATAATTTTGTAGTATAAATATATTTGTAGTGCCGATAGTCGGGCTACACACTTAGTCATATTTTGCTTAATAAAGGAGATATAAAATGACACAATTACAAATCCACACGATTGATTTACCTACATTCGTAAACCAAATTCATCGCCACACCGTAGGCTTTGATAACTTGTTTAACGAATTAAATCGTAACTTTGCCAACAGCAAATCCGATAACTATCCCCCACACAATGTTATTCGTTTAGATGACCAACATCATGTAATTGAAATTGCAGTTGCTGGTTTTGCCGAAAACGAAATCGACGTTGAGTTAAAGGACAGCGTACTAACTGTACGTGGCGAACAAGCCAAAAAAGACGAAGAAATCGAATACCTACACAAAGGTCTTTCGACTCGTAACTTTGAACGTACCTTCCGGTTGGCTGACAACACCGAAGTACGTGGCGCTACTATTAAAAATGGTATCCTAGCAATCGCTTTAGAGCACATTGTTCCAGAAGAACAAAAGCCTAAAAAAATTGCCATAACATTTGCAAAATAAGTAGCAAGGCTGTATAATAAGGGGAATAACTAACTATTCCCCTTTATCATGAGTGAAATATTAATGTCAAAAACTAAAACAGAAACAGTGGTACGGAATCGTATTGAACCAAAACTCAACATTCCAGAACCGCCTCAGTATCGCGTTATCTATATTAACGACGAAACTACTACACAAGAGTTTGTTGTAGAAACACTCAAAGTTATTTTTAACTATGATCAGGGTGCCGCAGAGTCTTTGACTATGCGAGTACACGAAGAAGGATCGGCAGTGGTAGCAGTATTACCATACGAACTTGCTGAACAAAAAGGTATTGAAGTTACCTTGTTGGCACGTAACAATGGATTTCCACTACAGGTTAAAATAGAACAAGACGTATGATTAATAGGTTAAACTGACAAAAGGTGGTAAATAAACATAAGGAGAATACTTATGTATATTGGCTACATTTATAAAACAACTAACTTAATTAATAATCGTTGTTACATTGGCAAAAGAACAAAACCTATTTTTGATAAAAATTATTATGGATCTGGAATAGCACTACAATCTGCTATTAAAAAATACGGTAAAGATAATTTCAAAATAGAAATATTGCACTGGGCAAAAACAGTTGATGAGCTAAATCAGCTGGAAATAGACGCCATTTCTTTATACGAATCGTTAAATGATTTATATAATATTGCCAGCGGGGGTGATGGTGGCAACACTATATTAAATCATCCTAATAAAAATACCATAATTAATCAACGAAATATTGGGTTAACAAAGTGGCATGCTTCTTTAACAGAAGAAGAAAAAGCAACACGTTCAAAAAAAATAAGCGAAGCCAAAAAAGGAAAATCTAACGGACATTTTGGTTACAAACACACACCCGAAACAATAGAAAAAATAAAAGCATCGAATAAAAATTACACAAAATCGGCAGAATGGAAAAAAGCTCATGCAGAAGCATCTGCAAAACGAAAAGGAAAACCCTTTACACAAAAATATAAACCTGTTATAATAAACAATATAGAATATCCATCAATTAAAGATGCTATGATAGATTTGGGTATAAAACACAGGGCAACATTTTACACAATGGTAAAACAACAAAAAATATCAATGGTATATAAAAATGATCTTTAATAAAATACGAGAATTAAAAGAACAAGGTAAAAGAATTGGAATTACATTTAGTACTTTTGATTTAGGTCCTCATGCCGGTCATATTTCTATGTTGTCAGAAGCAAAAAATCATTGCGATTACCTAATTGCCGGCCTACAAACAGATCCCACAATAGATCGCCCAGATACCAAGAACCATCCGGTTCAAAGTATTGTAGAACGACAAATTCAATTGGCCGCTTGTCGGTATGTAGACGAAGTAGTTGTTTATCAAACAGAACAAGATCTAATAGACTTATTATTAATATTACCACTTGACGTACGAGTACTTGGTGTTGAATACAAAGATAAAGAATTCTCAGGAAGAATGGAATGCATACGTCGGGGAATAGAGCTTGTATATAATGGTCGTGATCATTCCTTTTCTAGCTCAGGATTACGTAGACGTGTAGTGGAATCTGAATCTCTTAAAATTTTAAAGCAAGGATAAATTGTGGATGTAATGTTAGACTTAGAAAGTTTGGGTACACGCCCGGACTGCGCTATTCTTACTTTGGGTGCTGTTAAGTTTGATCCTTACACCCCAGACAAGTTTGGCGATAGCCTTTACTTCCGCATTGATGTTGATGAACAGTTAGCACTAGGCCGCGAAGTGCAAGAGGACACGCTTAAATGGTGGGCAAGTCAAAGTGCCGATGTTTATGACGAAGCGTTTGATGAAAAGGATCGTGTTAGTTTAGAAACTATGTATCGATCATTAAATAAGTTTTTAGTAGGTGCAGAAAATATCTGGTGTCAAGGACCAGCGTTTGATATTGTTATACTAGAAAACATTTATCGTCAATGCGGCTGGCCCACTCCTTGGCAGTTTTGGCAAATACGTGATAGCCGTACACTATTTGGTGTACACGGCGACCCACGCGAAAAGAATAAAGCTGGCTTACACAATGCCTTAGAAGATTGTATCAGTCAAGCACAAGGTGTACAAGAAATATATCGTAGTTTAAGATTAGAAAAACAAACTTATGCAAATAGTGTGGGATCCAGTAGCAGTTGAACAACTGCGTAAAAATCAAACGGTACTAGAACTTGAAACATTTCAAGTTAACGAAAAATCAGTTACAGCATACTGTGTAGTCCCTGCTGATAAAATACTTAGCGAAATGGCACAGTTGCCTAACTATATTGAGTTACATGAAGGTTTTGTTAAGGCATTTAAAGATAGTAACTACACTCTCTGTAGAGACATCGCCGAACACTTAATGGGTAAGTTTGGCGGAGAGTTAGACACTTACTACAAAGAGATACTATCAAGAATTCAAAATGGATAATATAGTTTACAAATGGATCAACAATACAGAATATAAAGATGAACTCTGTCGGGTAATCACGCAAGGACTTGGTGAGCTACGAACACAAGAAGCCATGGAAGCATGGGCGTTGGGTGCAATATCATTTATAGTTGCTGTTAACAAAGAAGATTGTGTTGTTGGTTGCGGAGCCATTGGGCGTTTATTCATTTATAAACAATCTTATTTTTTAGCATTTAATTCTGTGTTGCCCGAGTATCGTAATAATGATATTGGCAATACTATAACTCAAAAACGTATTGAACGCATACATGAACTTGGCGGTCGCTTTATATTTTCTGCTGGCAAAGACCAATGGAAGCGTTATACCAAGTTTGATTTTAAACACTTATGCGAGTTAAACTCAGACAACGAAACTCATCATTTGGTAATCAGCGGACAATGATTAATACACACGGTTATTATCTTACTAATAATCAAATCTATATCAATAAAGCGCAAGCAATATATGCCAGCAAAGGTAGTCCTGTAACTTGGAACTTTCATGATGATGTATTTTCTGCATTTGATTGGACTCAGCGTCCCGCAGGCACTCTTAAGGATTTATATAGAGACCGGGCTCAACAGCTACGTGACCGATATGATTATCTTGTTGTAAACTTCAGCGGCGGGCCAGACTCCTGGAATATTTTAAATACATTTCTTAGTAATAATATAAGAGTAGATGAAATCTTTACACGATGGGCAAGAGCTGAACGCAAATACAGAGCGGCTACCAATACCAACACCGACGAAGAAAATCTAGGCAGTGAGTTTGAATATGCAGTACTACCGGTGCTGGAACAAATTAGAAAGTCTCACCCTGAAATAAACATAGTAATCGATGATTATTCTGAAGGTTATACACAGGATCTTAGAGAAGATCAAATATTGGATTCTAACCATTATCAAATGATGCCGTCATTTTTTAGATTCAATAGAAAATCCGAATCGGAACTTGCCGCAGAACGACACAATAAAAATGTGGGCATAGTATACGGATACGATAAAATACGTTGCCGAGTGCGTGACGGTAATTTTTATTCTTACTTTGTGGACTGCATTGGCGGTACCGCGTTGGATCCTAGTCGTTCATTTGAGTTATTTTACTGGAGTCCAGATTTCCCGCAGTTACCAATACTGCAAGCACACTCAATCAAGGACTACTTGAAAGATCACTTAGAATCCATAAATTTATCCTATAGGAATCTGTACACTACAGTATGTTATCCTGAGTACGATACACGTACATTCCAAGTCAACAAAGGCTGGGGCGGATTACTTTGTAAAAGCGATCTTTGGATTCCTAAGTTCAACCCACGCTATTATCAATCGTGGAAATGGAACACAGATCAGTTGTATAGCTCAATTGATCAAAAATACCTGTCATACCATTCTAAAATTAAAGACTTAGTAGTTGGTTTTAAACCAATATTAAGCCAAGAATACCTCGTAGAAGAAAACTGCGACCTACCTGACTTAGGCTGGCGCGGACTTAACCTGTAATACAAATAAGCACACATTAAATTTGTTCTAGATCCTGTTAAATACTAATAGGAGCTAGAGTCTTGACGACTCTACTACCAATAATAATAATAAAAAGAGGTAGATAGTATGAAGTTGTTCAATAAGGTTATTCTAACCCTAATCGCTGTATGGGCAAGCACCGCCTACGGCACACCAATGAACGATTACTCGTTCAAAAGCCCAAGCCTAAACGGTTCTGGTTACGGAGCTTTCCAATTGGGCTTGGAAAACGAACAATACCAACGTCAACAAGCAGTTCAACAGGCCATACAAGCGGCCGCACAACAGGCAGCATCCGCTGCCGCAAATACCCCTTTACAGCAGTTTTTGACCAACTTAGAGTCACGAATCTACGCACAAATCAGTCAGAATGTGGCCACCAGTATGTTCAGCACACCTGGACAAGTACAGCCTGGATCAATAGCATTTGGCGCTGGTAATATCAGTTGGAGCCAAACGATTATGCCTGGCGGCGGATCGGGTATACAACTACAGGTATTTGACGGCATGAATTCTACAACAATCAATGTGCCGATGGGACAGTTCCAACCATGAAACGAGTCTTAATTCTATCTATCCTTGTATTAACCCTATCTGGTTGTGCTATTAGCCAGAAAGTGGGACTACTGGAAGAAAAACCAAAACCAATGAAACAGGAAATGATCAAAGAACTTGATTCAGTTCCTCCTCCAGCCAAAGGACGCCTAACCGTGGCAGTCTACAACTTTTCAGACAAGACCGGACAACGCAAAGCAACTCCTGGGGTGGCCAGTTTTTCAACAGCAGTTACCCAGGGTGGTGATGCACTCTTGATACGTGCCTTGCAAGACGTAGGACATGGTACTTGGTTTGATGTTGTGGAACGTGGCAACATTGATGCACTAACCAAAGAACGCTTGATCATTACACAGATGCGTACAGCCTATGAAGGCGCCAATGCACAGAAGCTAATGCCCTTGCAGTTTGCTGGCATTATCATTGAAGGTGGTATCATTGGCTACGATTCAGGCCTAGAATCAGGCGGCACAGGTTATAATTTTCTAGGCATTGGTCCTACTACACAATATAGCAAAGATGTGATCACAATTAGCCTACGTGCGGTGTCGGTAAACACTGGCAAGATACTTGCTACTATTGCTGTGACAAAAACCGTATTGTCAACCGGTGATGCCATTGCTATTTTCAAAAGCATTGACCCAGGTAGCCTATCCAGCATGATCAAACAGATTGGTGCACCCAACACTGGCAGTCAAAGTGCTGTGGCCGGTATATTCCAATTTGAATCCGGTATCACCATCAACGAAGCAACTACCATAGCACTCAAGTCCGCTGTGGAAAGTGCTGTGGTCGAATTGATCAAAGAAGGTGAACGCAAGGGTATCTGGGAATACCGATATCCCATGCCGGTAGAACGTCCCTGGTATGATTTTACCAAAACAGAAACACCGCCAGCGGCAGTTCGAAAAGAAACAGCAGTAGAAGTAAAAAATGTTGATCCAAAGAAAACATCGTCAACAGCTACGGATCCAGTAATACCGTTGAGCGAATCAAAAAAAGATGATGTTCCGGCCGATCAGGCAGCAAAAGAAGGAGTAGTGAAATAGGAGCAGGACCGGCGGAGCAGTAGGAGCCGCAGGACAAAGGCTAAAGGCCAAAAGGACGAAGTAAAATGAAATATAGACTAGCTAAAATTATAACAGTAGTGCTAGGTCTTGTTTGTACAGGTGTTTATGCTGCCGATGACAGCATCTATATCAATCAATCAGGTAGTAATTCGACAATTAACATGACCCAGAACGGCGCCAGTAACGTTGTTGAAGGAATCCAAGGAACTGGATCGGGCCCAACCACGCCTGCTGTGATCACCGGTAACAACAACACCGTAAACGTGAGCCAGGTTGGTTCGGGCAATACCTTGCAGTTAGGAGTACAAACTGGTGTTGCCAACTCGGGACAAAATACAGGGTCTGGGTCAGGCAACAACTTTACCTACAATGTAACAGGTAACAATGCCACAGCCATTATCAACAGTAACGCCGCAGGCGTACAAGGTGCAAGCCAAAGTAACAACATCACGGTCAATCAAACCGGCGACACAGCCAACTTGAATGTTAATGTATTGGGGTCAAACAACAACTTTACAGCAACAACCTCGGGCGGTGCCAGTAACTCGGTAGTGGCCACGGTCAAAGGATCAGGTACTAACGATCAGATTTCCATGACCGGTGGTGCCAACAATAGCTTGACCTTGAACCAAGGTGTTACAACTGCGGTAGTAACAGGTACACAGGTCAACGTGCAATCAGTTGGTGCCAACAATACCTACAACTTAACTCAAGATGGTGGTACCAATGGTAACAACATTACCATTGGTGGATACAATGCCACAGGGTTGACCGTAAGCGGTGCCGCGATTGGCAACAGCAACACCTACAACGTGACACAATCAGGCAGTTATGACAATACCTTGATTCTAGGTGTAACTGGTAGTAGCAATACCTTTGGCATTACACAAACAGCTACCGGCGGTAATAATGTTACCAATATTCAAACAAACGGTAGTAGTAACGCATGGACCATACACCAAACTCGTTAATATGTACGATAGGAATATTCACGCTCTTGCTGGGTATTGTATCTACATGCGACGCCGCTGTTGGTACAATAACAGAGCAGGTGAATACTCCGGCACAGATACAACGTGCTAAAACGACCTTAACAGGAACCAAAGGTACAGGCGTAGAAATGGAAGACGCCATTAATACAAAACAAGGCAAGGTTGGTATTGTGTTTGCTGATGATACCAAGGTACAAGTAAATGAAAATAGTAAACTGGTTATTGACGAATTTGTGTACGATCCTAAAAAACCCTCGGCTGGCAAGCTGGCTCTCAACATGGCAAGCGGAACGGTTCGCTACGCTAGCGGTGCTATTGCTCATAATAATCCTAATCGAGTTGCCATTAACACCCCCACCGCTACGGTAGCAGTTCGTGGCACGGACTTTACAGCTACCGTGGATGAACTTGGCGAATCAACCGTAATCCTATTACCATCGTGTCCGCGTAAGGATCTGATGCCGGACGAAATAGAACGTTTATGTAAAACTGGTCGAATCGATGTCATCAACGATGCTGGTTCGGTTACACTAGATCAACCATTCCAAGGCACCAAAGTAACCGCACGTAATGTAGCACCTACTCGACCCGCAATACTGAAATTGAATGAAGATGGTATCAGCAACATCTTGATCTTGTCGCCCCCACAAGAAATCAAAAATGCTATACGTCAGCGTGAAGAAGAAAAACAACAGGCTGTAACAGCCTTGAGTCAAAACTTCCTGCAAGGTGTGGATCTTGGTAGTGTGTTAGCCGCACAAAACGCCACATACCTGGCCAACTCATTGGAACGCAACTTTTTGGATCAAGATTTTCTAGCCAACGTCTTGACCTTGTTGAATGAAGAACTGGCTGCAGAGTTTGGCAATTTGTTGGCACCACAAAAAAATCAGTTGTTGCCTGACTACAAAAAAGAAACAGGTGTAGTGGCCACCGTAGATGCTATATCAGTGCAACTATGTCGTACAGACTCTGGGTCAAATACCAGTTGTATTACTACACCCAAAGACCAAAACTCAACCATCACACAAACACAAAGTGACAACGTGGCCATTAAAAACCGTGTGAATCAAGGTGGCAACACCTACATAACTATCAAGCAGAATTAATATGAAATTCATTGCTTACCTATTTGTTGCTGTTTTGCTTGCCGGA